GAGGTAATCTCTGGGGGTACATACAAACTTGAGATACCTGATGGGCCTACCTACTATGCAGAGAAAGTATCTCTTCGTCCCTTCTTGCAAAGGTTTATGTACAAGAAGTTCATCAAGGGTACTGACAGTACACCTAATCGTTTTGTCAAGACCGTTATGGCGAATGACATGAACAATGACATGAAGGACAATAATGGGGGCTTCAACTGCGGTAAACCTGCTGGGTTCATTAAGGATTGGGCAGCACTACCAGATAATATGAAGGACTTAATTAAATCTATCAAACGTGTTCGTGCTATGTTTGGTACAGTAGAGATGGTCAACCCAACAGACGAAGGCGGTAGTCCTGTGGACGTAGATACTACCGCATTCATCTGGGAGATTGACAATCGTGATGCATTCAAGATTATGGGTGACATGATTGGTAAGTACAGCAAAATGCGTAGGCTACCACCTCAACACTACATCGAAGCTACCACAAAAGAAGTACCACTACCCAATGGTAGCAGCTACTACATTCCTGTGGCTAACCTTGATCTAAACAATACGTTGGACATGGACAATGAAGCACAGGAAAACTTTGCTAACTTCTTAGCGTGGATAGAGAACTACAATACCTACATACTTAATGCATGGAATGATAACATGCACAAGAATGAGGAAGTAGACACAGCTACGGTGGAAGAGTTTGTGGATATTGACGCAGAGGATTTTGTCTAATGCATCACCCTGCTGAACTGGCGATCAATCAGTATCTTGAAGATGCTACATCTGGTAAATCAACAATGTCTGAAGAGACAATCTTACAAATTGGTACAGATGTAATGGATGCTATGAGACGTCAGTTTGGTGGGGGCAATAAGCGTGATGAGTTTCGCTTGCGAATGTCTAACATTGGTAAGCCAACTTGTCAGCTTTGGTTTGCGAAGAACAAGCCAGAGGAAGCATTGCCCAAACCAACCACGTTCGTAATGAACATGCTTCTAGGAGACATCGTTGAGGCAGCATTTAAAGGTATCATAAAGGAAGCAGGTTACCCATATGAAGACAAGGATAACTTCGTATCACTACAACTAGGTGACACAACAGTAAAAGGTTCGTATGATATTGTTGTAGATGGAGCAATGGATGACGTTAAGTCTGCATCCGATTGGTCATATCGAAACAAGTTTGACTCGTATGATACGTTACAAAAGAGTGATCCATTTGGTTACGTAGGACAGTTAGCTGGCTACTCTAAGGCTTCAGGTAAGAAGGTAGGTGGCTGGTGGGTTGTCAATAAAGCTAATGGCAACATCAAGTATGTACCTGCTGATGGTCTTGACTTAGATGTAGAGATAACTAAGTTAGAACAGACAGTTGATACTGTAAACGAGAACAAGTTTGAGCGTTGCTTCGAGCCTGTACCTGAAACATTCAGAGGTACACCATCAGGTAACACCATATTAAATGACAACTGTAAGTTCTGTGACTACAGGTTCTCTTGCTTTGAAACATTACAAGAGTTACCATCTAAGGTATCGAAAGCTAGAACACTTCCTATAGTTAACTACATTAGTATAGGGGCGTGACAATGAACGGTAAAAGATTTGCCGCTGCACTAAAGCATGGGTATAGAAGTGGTCTTGAGATAAAGAACAAGGACTTCTTAGTTGAGAAAGGTATCAAGGTAAAGTATGAGGAAGTCAAGATTGAGTGGGAAGACCTCATGTATCGTATCTATACCCCAGACTTTGTGCTACCTAACGGTATTATAATAGAGACTAAGGGTAGGTTTACAGCAGATGACAGACGTAAACATGCCTACATAAAACTACAGCACCCTAAGCTGGACATACGGTTTGTGTTTGAGAGTAGCAGACGCAAGCTAAGTAAGGGAGCTAAGACAACCTACGGTCAGTGGTGTGTTAAGAATAAGTTTATGTTCCACGATAGGATCATACCGGAAGAATGGTTGTATGAGAAGGGTAAGGACATGCATCCAAGTTTAATACCCTTCCCACTAAAGAAAGTTAAAAGGAGAGAGCATGGAAAATAATGAGAGAATATTTTTAGAGTTTGATCCAAACGATTTCATAGTACGAATAAGTCCTATAACAGATACTAACGGTAGTTGGACAGGGGAGTTAGAGATAGGTACTTGTACAACAGATGAGAACAACCTCAGTGATGGGGACTACGTAAACCTCATGCAGCTAACACAGATGTTGCTATCCACAATACCAGCTATGGAAGATGACGAATATATAAGAGACACCCTTTACAAACTAGCCAATAGTGTGGTAGAAAAAGAAGAAGCTCCCCAGCGTAAGCTAGAGAGCATTGACGGTAACATAATAAATGTAAAATTTAAATAAGGAGATAGAGAAATGACAGACAGTACTATAACATTAAACGGTGAGTCGTTTACTATAGGAGACACTACTCTCTCTGACAATGTAAACTCGCCTGATCACTACAACTTTGCAGGTATAGAATGTATTGATGCTATACGTGCAGCTACAGGAGAGGATGGTTTTTCTCACTACCTACAGGGTAACATAATGAAATACCTGTGGCGGTATCGGTACAAGAATGGTGTTGAGGATTTAGAGAAAGCTCAATGGTATCTTAATCAATTGATCGAAGAAGAAGATGAGGGTTAGACTTTACATAACCCTTGAGGTAGACGAAGATGATTACCCCACACCTGCTGATGGGCAGATCGAAAGTGAGCTAGAACAATCATTACATGCATACCTCTATGACATAGATGGCATAGACATTAAATCAATTAACACAATATCGGAGTAGTAATATGGACAACTTTTTACCAACAGACTATCAGTCATTCATACACAAGTCTCGCTACGCTAGGTGGGATGACAAAGAAAAGCGTAGGGAAACCTATGGAGAAACAGTATCACGTTACATGAACAACGTAGTTGTACCACACGTAGATGCAGCTACAGCATCAGAGATTGAGAATGCAATACTTAACCTAGAGGTTATGCCTAGCATGAGAACTATGATGACTGCTGGCCCTGCACTAGATCGTGACAACACCGCTGGGTACAACTGTAGCTACTTAGCTGTCGATGACCCCAAGGCTTTCGATGAGGCTATGTTCATCCTCCTGTGTGGCACTGGCGTGGGCTTTAGTGTAGAGCGGCAGTTCATCAGCAAGCTCCCAGAAGTGCCTAAGTTGTTCGAGAGCGAAACTACTGTCGTCGTCAAGGACAGCAAGGAAGGGTGGGCTAAGTCTTTCAGACAAGTGTTGGCTCTCCTTTGGGCTGGTGAAATCCCACAGTGGGATGTCAGTCGTGTACGTCCTGCTGGTGCAAGACTAAAAACATTTGGTGGTAGAGCCAGTGGCCCTGCACCCTTGATTGATTTGTTTAACTTTTCTACAACCATCTTTAGGAATGCAACTGGGCGTAGGCTGTCATCTATTGAATGCCACGACCTCATGTGTAAGATAGGTGAGGTAGTTGTAGTAGGTGGCGTACGCCGTAGTGCTATGATCTCTCTAAGTAATTTATCTGATGATCGTATGCGTCATGCAAAGTCAGGTGCATGGTGGGACAACAATCCTCAACGTGCCTTAGCTAATAACTCAGTTAGCTATACAGAGAAACCAGACTCCATATCTTTTATGAGAGAGTGGATGTCATTAGTAGAGTCGGGGAGTGGTGAACGTGGTATATTCAATAGGCAAGCTAGTAAAAAACAAGTTGAGAAGTACGGTAGACGAGACCCTAATTATGAGTTTGGTTGCAACCCTTGCAGCGAGATCATACTTCGTCCGAACCAGTTCTGTAATCTTACGGAAGTTGTGGTACGATCCACTGACACGGCTAAAGACTTGGAGCGAAAAGTCAAACTCGCCACAATACTTGGGACGATCCAAAGCACGTACACAAAGTTCCCATACCTGCGAAAAGTGTGGACTACCAATACAGAAGAAGAGCGTTTGCTTGGTGTGTCACTCACCGGGATAATGGATAACCCTTTGATGACCACCCACAACCCAGAACTGGAGAAAACTCTTGAGAAATTACGTAAGCTTTCTGTTACTACTAACGCTAAGTGGGCTGATCATTTGGGTATCCCTGCTTCAACAGCGATCACCTGTGTCAAGCCAAGCGGGACAGTCTCACAACTTGTCGACAGTGCCTCTGGGATACACGCAAGGCACTCCAATTACTATATTAGAACTGTCAGAGGAGACAACAAAGACCCCTTGACACAGTTTATGAAAGACCAAGGAGTGCCTAGTGAGCCTGATGTAATGAAGCCTGATGCTACTACAGTGTTTAGCTTCCCTGTTATGTCACCTGCAATGTCGGTAACACGCAATGATCTGTCGGCAATAGAACAGTTAAAGACTTGGCTTACCTACCAACGGCATTTTTGTGAGCACAAACCAAGCATCACATGTACAGTACGTGATGAAGAATGGTTTGAGGTAGGTGCATTTGTTTATGAACACTTCGATGAGATGTCAGGTGTGTCTTTTTTACCACACTCTGATCACACTTACCAGCAAGCACCATATCAGGAGGTTGGCAAGTCAGACTATAGTATGTTACTGTCCATCATGCCTGACAAGATTGATTGGGCTGGGCTGTCTGAGTACGAGAAAGACGATAACACTGTAGCTATGCAAACTATGGCTTGCTCTGGTGGTGTATGTGAAATAGTAGATTTGGTATAAGGAGAATAGATATGGCAACTGTTACAATTGGAGAAAAAGATTATGATACAGATAAGTTTACTGAAGAACAGAACAATCTTCTAGGTGAGCTAACGTACTGTAACAAACTAGTTACACAACTTAAGTATCAAATAACCAGCTTAAATAATACTAATGATATTCTTTTTGATAAGATAAAGAAATTACTAGAAACTTAAACAGAACTGGAGTAAGCATGACTGCATATAGAAAATCATTCTCACATAATCTTTATGGCAAGTATGACGCAGTAGCTAAGAAAACATTGATCTCTCACCTTATTGGTGAGGGACATGATCTTGTAGACAGTACAGAATCATATGATGCAGATGTAGTTACACAGAAAGATGGAGTAAAGTATTACAGTGAAGCAGAAGTAAAGACTGCATGGAAGGGTGAGTGGCCTAGCCATTGGGAAGAGATACGTATACCAGAACGTAAAAAGAAACTACTATCTAAACATAACAACTTGAAGTTCTATATCTTTAGTGATACAATGAAGCAATGCTGGTGTATTGACAGCAGCCTACTGACAGATGATCTTCTTAAAGAAGCAACAGGACGTAACATATTTAAAGGAGAACAGTTCTATCACGTGCCTTACACACAAGCAAAGTTAATCAACGTAGCATAAGGAGAATACTTATGAAAGATAAAAGCAGAGCCTCACGTGGCTTGGGTAAATACGATGCACCATTAAGAGTGCAATATCAAATGGGTTACACATCATTCAAGAGTGGTAGTAACCTGTCAAGTCCATTCAGTGGAGACACTATGCAGCATCGTGAATGGAATCGTGGGTTTAATAAAGCCTACTTCGACCAACTTAAAAGGGTGAAGGAGTATGAAGGAACTACAGGCAGAAGCAGAACAGTTTCTGAAGGAGAAGTACAGCATGTCTGATTTTAATGCGTATCAACGTAGCGCAGCAAGCACTGCAATCTATCCTGACCAGCATAAGATATTATACCCTGCGTTAGGGTTAGCTGGTGAGGCAGGGGAGGTAGCCAATAAGGTAAAGAAACTTATACGTGATGGGCCAGACAATAGGCCTGACACATGGCGAGAGGACATAGCCAGTGAGATAGGTGATGTACTGTGGTACTGTGCTGCACTAGCTACTGACCTTAACCTTACATTGGGTATGATAGCTGCACAGAATGAGAGCAAATTATCTAAACGAAAACACAATGGGACAATAGGTGGTAGTGGCGATACACGATAGACAAAAAAGAGGGGGCTTTAACTGCCCCCTTTTCTTATTTTTTCTGTATTAATTGTCCTTCTAGGATTAACCAATCCATATCATCTACGCTAGAAAAGTCGGGCCTCTTATTCTCCGATGCCATAAATCTTTGTAGCACTAGCTTACGAGTATTTGCTTTGAGCCTTCTAAACTTACGGTTGTTCAGTAGTAAAGCATCTGTATTCATGCCTTTAAACTCACGGTCTTGCTCTTTATATATTTTTCTTTGCCTATCAAGCTCTGACTTAGCCTCAGTGTTTATGTACTGCTGTAGAGTTTTGTTTTTCTTAACTGTGGCATTTGCCTTCCTGTATTCTTTACGCCAATCTCTTTCTAAATACTTTAGTTCATCAACAATATTAGGCAAAGCCTCTAAGAAGAACACATTCTCTGTTCTACGCATAGATGGTATACGTTCTTTACTACTCAACTCAAACTCTGTATAGCCTAATTTCTCTAAGTACTCAGCATCAGGGGAGTTACGAGAAAACTGTGTAACACCGCCCGCTAGACCCATAACCATATTTTTACGATCTTTACCAAAAGCTAAACCACCAGTTCTACGATTAGCGTCTGCAAAAATAGATACACGAGTAGGCATCTTTTCTTCTTCTGATGGATCAAAGATATTACTTAACCCAGACTGTCTTCCTGTACGCTCAAGTTCTAGTTGTAACTGTTTAGGAAAACTTATACCTAATGTTTGTTCATCTACAGCAGCATCCTTATACTCTGAAGGCCTATCACCTGTGACCCTTTGTAATTCTACTATTTGTGTTATAGGGATAGCCCATGTTCTTAGGTAATCTGCTATTTGTCTAGCTACAGTTCTTTGAAATCTTTCTGTTGCAGTTATGTCTTCTCCACCTGAGAGTATCTTACTTAACTCTTCTACGTAAACATTACCTGCACCAGTACGTGCTGCTGTACCAAGAAAAGTTTCTTGTGCATCTTTTATATCAAACCAATCAGAAAAAGTTCCATCACTTTCTGGTGCGTCTAATCCAAGTACCTTAGATAAACCTTTAACACCTGCTGACAATGGAAGGTATTTAGCAGTGTCAGGGTCTAATCTTTTTATGGCTTCGCCTATCCACAAAGCTTGTCTAAGAGGATACTGTGAAGTAGTATCCATGACAGTGCCTTCTTCAGTATTAATTAACCTAGAGTTAGCGGGTGCATCCTCAGATATTCTGTACTGATATGCGGCAAGTATACCAACAAGACCACTTAAATTACGTGATATATTTTGTCTATCTTTTCTATCTAGCGGACCTTTTTTGTTACCAAAGATACGTTTAATTGCAGGGTTGAGTGCGCCAGCAGAGTACTGACCCATTAACTCTATGCTGTTGAACATAAAACGAGGAAACGGTGTGGTTACTGCAGTTAAACCTGTACGTGTTAGAAAATTACTTATGTCATTAAAAAGAGGAATGTCAGGTGCTTTAGCATAC